GCTGAATCTTTAACTCCAGTAGGCGCTTGACTGATTGGCTTAGGGACTTCTGTATTTCACGAACGCAGACAGAGCGGCGCGTCTGATCGATAACGTGCGCTTCAATCATAGCTTCACCAAAGGCGTGCGATTTCCCGCTTCCCCGTCCACCATATGCGCCTTTGTAACGGCTGGGCTGCAAGAATGGCTTAAACCATCGCGGGGTTTTAATCTTCAGCGTTGTCATCAATCACTTCACGCTGGATATGTGTCACCAGATTGCCTGTGACGTTAAGCTTCGATGGAGCGTCAAGCCCAATCATTGCGTTGATAGCCTTTACAGCGTTTACTTTGTCACTTGGCTTTGCGTCAGAGTCTAAGCCTTTCGCTATCGTGGAAAGAACATCAAGGCTATCTGCCATCGTCCAAACAACACGTTCAGCAACGGCTGCCCGTAATTCAGCAACCCTTGTTGAAACGTCAGTATTGCTCATTAGCTTTGATGCGTTAGCTTGGCACGTTTCAGGCTTAGTTGTCGGCTTAACGTCAAATGCGGCTCTGTAAGCGTCTGCCTGTGTTTTGCCTGATGCTACTTCGTGAGCAAAGCGCTCTTGTTTAGGTGTTAATGCCACTGTTCTCAGCTTCCATAAAAGGTCTGGTATTTGTTCAATACACCAGCAATCATGAAATGAAAAGGTCTCCCTGCTTTTGTGCGTCTTCAATGCGCTTGCAGGCTATATCATAATACTTTTGTTCGCGCTCAATGCCGATAAACTTCTTGCCCATCTGAACTGCGGCAACGCCTGTGGTTCCACTCCCCATGAACGGGTCTAAGATTGTGTCAGTATTATCGGGAAGCCAATTTATTGCCCACTTCATGACAGCAAGAGGCTTTTGGGTAAGGTGAAACCTCTCCTCTGGAACTTTACGTTTAAATCCATCCCATAGCCATGTAAAATGACGAACGGCCCGTTTTAAATTTGTCCACGCCATTTCAGCATCTGATTGATGGGATGTGGGATTATCTTTATACCAAATAAGCCAGCAAGATGTTGGTGGTAATTCGTAATAATTTCCTCCAAAAATAATTTGCCAGCGGCTAATTTCACGGCAAAGTGATATTACCTCCGGCTGCAATACGTCCCAATCGTTATGACCATAATCTTTTACACGGGGGTTTTTCCATACGTCTGATGGGCCGCTTATTCGCGTTGCTGCTTTGGCGCTAGTTTCACCAATCCCATAAGGCGGGTCAGTCACAACAGCATCAACCTTACCAAGCGTCGGCAGTATGTCGCGGCAGTCGCCTAGATACAGCGTTGCATTACCAATAATGACAGGCTCAACCATTCTCTAGCTCAATGAGCTTTGCAAGGTAGTGCTGTGTTTTCTTCAGATTATCAATGCCGCCAGACAGCATTACGGACAATTCTTTATTTCTGTCAAAGCTAGCCATCAAACTAAAAAGGGCTGCACCAAAAGTTTCACCGCCTCTAATTAGCTTATGCACTTGCTTGTGACAATCCGCACAGAGACAAGCACCATTATCTTCAAGCGTCCGCATTTCGGGAAATTGTGCAAAAGGCATGATGTGATGTGCGTGCAAGTTTTGCTTGCTCCCACAAGCATCGCATTTTTTCATTGCCTTTACCGCTTGAATCCAAAAACGAGTATCTAATCTTGCTTGGCTTTTTTCAGTCCTGTTTAATGCGAAGCATTTTCCGCACGACTGCGTGTGACCATTTCTAAGGTGACCGACAAATACATTGCTCTCTCCACCACAGTCGCATTGGCATCGCCATTTTTTATCAGCCAATGGCTCAAGAACTAAAAGCTTTCCATATTTATGGCCGACTAAATCCATGCGCTTGGTTCTACGTTTTAGGTGTCCGCATGATTTAACAATGCCATTTACCAAGTTAAGCATTGTGGGTGACGAGTATGCGCCACAATCACACTTGCATAACCATTTTGTTTTTCCACTACTGTCTTTACCATCTGGCTTTTCAGCAATTAAAAATCCAAATCGTTGACCAGTTAGATCACGAAGCTTTCTCATCCAAGACCTCTATCAACTTTTCGCAATAATGTTTGGCTTTTTTTATATCAGTTATGCCGCCTTTTCCAACAGCACTTTCATTAAAACGAGACAAATATGCAATAGCCGATCCTAATAAAAACCCTTCAAACTGCTCTTGCGACATCCAGGACTCCATCACTTGCCAAGGCTGAACGCTTTTGGATGCGTAATGGTTTCCGCCTACTTGTTGTGAATTAACACTCATCATCTTCCTCCTCGTCTAAATAGCAAAACGGATCATAGCCCTTTAGCATTGCATCGACTGCAACCATGATTGGTCCAGTGATACGCACCTTACCAGCTTCCATCTTGCGAATGGTTGTGCCGCCATTGTCAGGCGATAGGCGGAGAGCGTCCGCCATCTCGTTTACGCTGTAGCCCATGCTATTACGGGCAAGCTTTAGCTTTGCTGGCGTCATGCTTCTTCCATCTCTGCTGCCGCTGCCATCTTCTGCAATGAGTGAACAATGGTGCTGTGATCGCGGTTCATAATTCTTCCAATCTCTGTGGTTGAATAGCCCTTGCCTCTCATCCACACAACGCATTTGCGCCTTACTTCTACCAGTTTTTTAAGTTTGCTTTTTCCTAAAATGTCTTCGGCTGTGTAACCGTATAGTTCTGCGATGGCATCAATCTCTGCTAAATTACGTTCTCTTGGCGTCATGATTCCTCGTAATCCTGTTCGCCAAAGTGCGTGTGCGTGTGGTCACCTATGTTGCAGTTGGATATATTTGTCTCACCAATACTTAGGGTGCTTTTCATGGCTTTTAGCGCTGCCATTTTCACGCGCTCACCTGTCGGCGCGTCTATGATATAGCGGATGAGGTCGCTAACATCAGTGACGGCTTGCTGGTCATGTCCTATTTTAAATGCTGTTTGCATCTTATGCCTCCTTAATAAAAATTCCGTCAATCATTTTGCCCTTGCGGTCTTTGATTTCCTGCCATGCGCCATCGATGCAATCCTCAATCTGCATACCGTTCTGTGCAGCCATGATGGTTAGCACAACAACCATATCTCCAACTGCATCCGCAAACTCTATGTCGTTCTTTTTAGCGATAGCGTTAGCTAGTTCCCCAGCTTCCTCGATAAGCTTTACGAATTGGCTTTTCAGGTCGCTGCCTTTGATTAGGTTGCGATCTTCAGCCCAGCCACGAATTAAATCTGCATACAGCATTAGATTGTGTCCTTTTTGACAAAGCGTCCTGTCTTGGAATCGCGCAGTGAAGCGTTGCGTTTCAAGAGCAGCAATTCCGTTGTGTCCTGCACCCATGCGTTGCGCCACCAATTTCGGTCAGTGTGCGTTTGCCATAGGATAAAAAGTGTTATGGCTTCCAGAGCCAGCAGTGCAATGATTGCGATTTCATATTGGTTCATTTAATCCTCCATATTGACGAGGCCTAGCCTCTGGTTATGCGAACGTGAACTGACGTTCGTGAAAGCAGTGAGCGAACCAGCGAGGAGCTGGATTGCTGCTAATTAGATCAGCAAAGAACGCATATTCTGCATTACCTTTGCCATCAAAGCGAAAGCAACGATCGGAAGGCTGGCGCTCATCAGCGTCAGTGACTTCGATGAAAACACCGTCAGCGAGTGTGGAAAACTTTACTAGCATTAAACTTACTCCTTAAAGGCGAGGCATTGCCTCCGTTGCTGTGCCACCCTTCTAAGATTGGTCATTTTATATGTCAAACACTTTTTTCAATAAGATGCATTTTTATTTAATATGAAAAAGGCTCTTGACATTAATGTTTCAATCTGCTATATAATGTGCATCAGCAAGAAACACCTTGTTGATGGGGCCTCGCCCCGCTCTTTGACAATTTGGAGATTGAAATGAATTTAAAAGACCTACGCGCACGCGCTGCAACCATTGGTATTCGTATTGAAGCTGAACGCTTTGATATTCCAGTAGACGGAAACTTTTGGGGATATTGGCTGATTGATGAAAAGACCAATGATGGCGTTTGGGACGATGAAAATTATTGCTCAAACCACAAAGAATTAAGCGATTCGCTTCGGCAGCTTGAATTTGAACGTGGTGTTAGATTCAAAGCAATGATGCCTTTCTAGTAAAAGATGGCCCTGCCTTAATCGGTGGGGCCATTTTTATTTCTGCCGTTTTGCGTGCGCTATGGCATCAAGCGCCCAGGCTTCCGGCGCTCCTACATAGCGTCCTTTGGCCCAGTGCTTGCGTATGTCATCCATCGAAAGCTTCCCAGCCTGGTATCGAATCAGGTCGCACATCAGGTTCGTTGCGGCGCTTCCGTCAGTCTTGATCACCTGACAATATACTCCCCATCCACAATACGAAGGTAGCCGCGATCTTCAGCAATCCGCAACCAACGCTCTGGCTTGTCTTTCAGATCGACAGGCTCACGGCATCGCAGCGACATAATGAATTCCTCGAACCTTGCTTGCGTATTATTCAAACAGATTCGAAGCGCCTTGTCCTTTTTGGTTGTTCGCGGCGTGTAGCTATCCAATATCTGTAAGCACTGGCGCGGCGTCGGGAACCAATCCAGTTCTTTGCAGACGCGCTCAGTCATGTAGCTAAGGGCTTCTTTCGTGTAGCCACCAAGAATCCTGGCATATACTGCT